AAACGTTTAGTCTCTATGGGTAAAGGTACTAGTATTGAAGAGTGTGTTGAGATAGAGAAACGATGGAATGCAGGTAAGATAGAGATGCTTGCAGCTTTCCCTGGAACTGCAGCCTTAGGTCTTAACCTACAAGAAGCAGGTAACGACGTCTTCTGGTATTCTCTTATAGATGATTTAGAAGCTTATGACCAATTCAATAAGCGAGTATTGAGGCAGGGTAACAACCATAGCCATGTCCGTGTGCATCATGCTATTGCTGAGGGAACTGTAGATGAAGTAATCTACGCTGGGTTAGCTAAGAAGTATAGAACTCAGAAGAAATTTTTTGATGGAATCTTAAAATATATTGAAAAAAAGTACAAAAAATAGTTTACAAGTGGGTTAGTTGGTGTAGAATAGTTGATGTTGGTAATCAAAACTACATAGGAACATTAATATGAAAACGCTAACATCTCACGGTATGTCTTTTGAAGTTAAACGTAAATCCAAGTGGACAGTTGAAGCTTGGGCAAACGGAGAAAAATGTGCCTCTGCTCCATCCATTCCTAAACTCCAAAAGAAGCTTGATGAACAACTTAAGCCTAAAGTTGTAGATGAAGAAGCTGCCAAAGCTGTACTTGACGAAAAGTTTGGTGCAGAAGAAACCCCCACTGAAGAAACGCCTCCACCTAAGAAGACAGCTAAACCAAAGAAAGCTAAACGCAAAACCATCAAAAGTATTGTTCTTGATGCTATTACTGAAGGCAAAGAAGATGAAGAAATCATTGAATTGGTAAAAGCTGAGTTTCCAGATTCCAAAGTTAACAAAGCTCATTGCAGCTGGTATCGTTCAACATTGACTCGTGATGGAGTTTTGGATGATATTTACGCTCCTAAACAATCTAAACGTTACAAAAAAGCTGTTAAAGTAATACAATAACCTTTCCACTAACTCACTCTGACTGGGAGAACCAACATGTCAAAGAAAGTAACCGCTAAAAGCGTAATCGAAAATGGTCTTGATAAAGGCTGGACAGCTGAACGCATCTTAAAGGATGTTGCTAAGAAGATACCAGACTCAAAAGCTGATGCTTCTCATATCAAGTACTACGTTCGTGAACGCGTGCGTAAACAAGCAATGTCCGCTGCTGATGCTGAAAAGTATGGTGTGAAAGCTGCACCTGCTAAGAAGAAAGACACGCCAGCTAAGAAATCTTCTGCTAAGAAGAAAGACACGCCAGCTAAGAAATCTTCTGCTAAGAAGAAAGATTCTTCAAAAAAGCCCCCCGCGCGTCGTTCAAAAAAATAAAAGGTACTCGTAAAACTGTCTGTGGGGTAGAGGTAATCTACTCCGCAGATAACAAAAGCGAACTACTAACTGTAGTACAAGTTCAGCTCATAGAGACCGGAGAAAAAGCTACCACAACCATTAGTCCAGATGGAAGTGTTAGAAGAACGGTGCGCAAACTAACGAAGCAACTAGCTCATTTACCCTAGGAATATTAAGATGCATAACCATAACCCCTATAAGCCTCGTCCCCGCAAGACTCACTTCCCTCATAAAGGTCTAACAGGTATTAAAGACTGTCTAGACAAAAACCATAAAGACTTTGAGATGCTGAAGCACGCATCAAATAACAATCTGAAAGGTTGGTGGGAATTCAATTGCTCGACTTGGTCTCATAGAGGTTATGGCTCTTATAAGCAAGTCCGTTATGAAGCTAAAAAGTCTTATTCAAGAATAAAGCTCACAAGTTTCGGACAAATCTTTGTTCAATCTTTCACTCCCGAAAGTAATCCTAAACAAACTAATCTTCCTTTGGAGTAATTATGGCTCGCGTAGTTAAAGGGACCAAGGTCGAACTTGGCTCCTTGAATAGTGGTCACTGTTGTGATATTAGCTGGGACGGTAAAACATCTACATACATCGTCTGCAAAACAACAAATGGTGACTCAGTAAACCCTTCATCCAAAGTCACAGTGTGTAATCTTGAAACTGGCAGAATAGTAACTAAGCCTGCTGATTTAAAGGTTATCCAGATGGCTGTAACCATTAATGCAAAGCCTATGGAGAAACGTAATGGCTAATGATAGAACTAAAGATGGCAAAGACGTTAACCGCGAATTTGACCAGACTCAATTAAAGCTTGCTCAGTTCAAGCATCAACCCCATAAAGATTATCTTGGTCATATTCTTCGTTGGGGTTTTGCCAGTAAATTCGTAGACAAAAAGAAGAAAGTTCTTGACGTCGGTTGTGGCCAAGAGCAACCATTTGCTCGTAGTTTAGGTGGAGCTAATCCTAACTCAGTCCCAGAACTTTATGTTGGCTGCGACTTAAATAAAATTAAAACTCCAATCAAGCGTAAGAATTTCCATACAATGGATGAATTCAACTTTACTAAAAGTTATCGTAAGTTGAAACGTCAATTCGGTTTGTTCGATGTGATTGTTAACTTTGAAGTATTTGAGCACATGCAAATGGAACATGGTCGTAAACTTCTTAAAGGTATGCGTTCATTGTTAGCAGAAGATGGTAAGCTTATATTCAGCATGCCAGTCTATTCTGATCGTTATAAAATGGCTCGTAACCATATCAATGAACTTCGTAAAGAAGAAATTGAAGCTGAGTTACACCGAGCAGGTTTTAAAATCATTGCTCAGTATGGCACATTCGGTAATTGGCATGACATTAAAAAGTGTATGTCTAAGAAAGAAATTGAAACCTATAAAACCTGTGGTGAATTCTACAGCAATGACTTATTAGGTTGCTTCTTATCTCCCAAATATCCTGAAGCTGCTCGCAATATCACTCATATCTGTGTACGTGATGATAGTGATTTGCCTGAGTGTGAATTTGTAGATTCAATCATTCAATAGAGGTGAACCATGTTTGAACAATCAGTAAAACAAATGCATGATAAATTTGGCTTTGATAATCCACCATTTCCAAAAGAACTATCTGAAGGTGAATATAAATTTCGCTGTATGGCTTTAGCTGAAGAGCTATTTGAATATATTGAATCTATCGTTGGTAAAGACGAAGAGTTTCAAGATATTCATGATGGGCTAAAGCAATGCATCACTCACATGAAAATACTTGATGACGTTGATGACCCAATTATTTTAGAAAAACAGTTTGATGCTTTATTAGACTTAGTAGTATTCGCTTGTGGTGCTATGGTATGTCACGGGTTTCCTATTGAAGAAGGTTTTAAACGTGTTATGTCTGCTAATATGGCAAAAGAACTTGGCCATACAGGTAAGCGTGGTAACTGGAAAAAAGACCTTGTTAAACCTGAAGACTGGAAAGCTCCAGATTTGCTTGACCTAGTTACATCTTCAAAGCCAAAAGGTGTTATTATTCTTGATGGTCCAGATGGAGTAGGTAAAACTACTATTGCTGAATTATTAAAAGAAAAATATGATGCTGAATACATTCATCTAACATGGAGTCCAGAAATTGAAGAACGTATGGACTGCTATATGTGGGATGCTTTGTATGAAGCCGTTAACAAAAGTAAAGATGGTTTGTGTGTTATTGACCGTCACTACTTAAGCGAAATGATTTATGCTGAAGTTTATCGTGAAGGCACTAAGTATAAAGGTATGCATGAGTCAGTAATCCGCAAGCTTAATGAAATTGGTGCTATGCTTGTTCTCTGTTTACCGGAAGATAAAGAGCGTTATTTAAAGCATTTTGACAGTCTTAAAGAAGACCGTGAAGAAATGTATACTACTATGGATGAAATTTATAAAGCTTACGAGTTTGAAACAATCCATGGTACTTACTTTCCTAAAAAATATCTTCGTTATGATTTATTTCAATACGAAGGTAGACCTGAAGTTTTTGTTAACCAAATATTGGAGAAGATGTAATGAATGATGCGAATGTAGCTTGGATTCGTTTGTTAAATGACTTAGTTAACGCTGGTGCTGAAGTGTCGCCACGCGGTAAGAAAACAGTAGAGATACTTGGGTACCAATCCAAAGTCGATATGAAGAAATGTGTAGTTAGTTTACCTGAACGTAAAATTGTTTCTTCATTCTTATTTGGCGAAGCGCATTGGATTCTGTCTGGCTCTAACCGTGTATCAGCTATATCTCCATTCTTACAAAAGATTGAAGAGTTTAGTGATAATGGTGTTATGTTCTATGGTGCGTATGGTCCTAAAGTAGTTGACCAAATTAGCCATGTAGTTCGTTCACTCTTTAAAGATGAATTCTCTCGTCAAGCTGTTATCAATATATGGCGTGAAAATCCACAAGAAAGTCGTGACATACCATGCACACTATCATTGCAGTTTGTTATTCGTAACAATAAGCTTGATTGTATTGCCACTATGCGTTCATCTGATGCTTGGCTTGGTTGGGTTTATGATGTATTTAACTTCTCAATGATTAGTGCTTGGGTAGCTATCTTCTTAAACGTTATGCGAGCTGAGCACGAGTTTGAACCACTTGAGCTTGGTACACTTCATCTTAATGCTGGCTCTCAACATTTGTATGAGCAAAACATTAAAGAAGCCAAGCGTATTATATTAAAATACTCTGATGAAAGGCAAGGAATAGTCACACCTACTGCATTTGAGTTAGATGGTTATGAGCATCCAGATGAATTAGTTCAGGATTTGTTGTTTGCTGCATCTAAGAATGAAGTTGTTCAACTACCTCAAACGTTCCAAAATGTAATTGCTATTGAAGAGTCATTGAAAAATGCGTCCAAACAAAGTTGATTACTTTCTTAATATAGCTAAACTGGTTTCAACTCGAGCCACATGTAGCCGTCGCAAAGTTGGTTGTGTTCTTATTAATGAGCATAACCATATTATTGCGACTGGTTATAATGGAGTTGGAGCTGGTATGCCTCACTGCGAAGGGGACAATCTATGCCCAGGAGCCCAGCTTAGTTCTGGGTCTGGGCTAGACCAATGCCAAGCTATTCATGCTGAACAAAATGCTTTACTTCAATGCCGCGATGTACAAGAAATCAAAGTTGCCTTCTGTACAACTAAGCCATGTATCCATTGTATGAAAATGCTTTTAAATACTAGTTGTGAGATAATCATTTATGACCAAGACTATGGACATAATACTGAAGAGTTATGGACTTCGGCTGGCCGTAAGATTTTTGGTAAAGAAGAAGCAAAACAGTTAAGATATGAGCTATTCTGATTAAATTTTGTACAGTCCTAGAAGCTCCCTCGTTCATCCGTATCGCGTTTTAATCTAAGGCCATAAAAGCCTACATACTAGCTGATTAAAACGCGATTCTGATTATAAGGATTTAATCATTTCAATGATTAATTCGTCTAACGCAAGTCCTATCCCAGTTGCCATAGCAGCTAATACACTAAAAATCCAATTTTTGAATTTACACCAAAAAATGCGTAGCTTACCGTCTATAGTATTATTAGCTACATATTCGGCTACAAGGTCAGCATCTTCACGAGCTTCCTCAATGCTAGCACCTTCTTCTATTCGCTGCATAAATACAGTTGGTGAAGTTGGTTTGTCTTCTTCATTACTCATCACTACCCCCGAAACGTTGTTCAACATAGTTTTGGCGTTTGCGAATTTGTTGAACTAACTCATTATGACTTTTAATACAACCAGCGTGAAGAATATCTGAAGAACCAATTTCATTTGCAAATAACTTTGTGTCGGATTTAACAAAATTATCTGGCCTTGGACAAGGAACCAACAACCAATCGTCAAACTCTAAAAGTTCTTTAATCACCAGTTGAGTCGATGCTGGGCTCTCCGAAGATTCTGTTTCTGTTGTTGTTGAGCACGCCGATAAGGTTAGCACCAACATTGTCACAAACGTAAACTTCTTTCTCAATAGTCTTTTCAACATATTTTACTATCTCTACAGTTTCAATAATACTAGGCGCAGGAGCTGTATCTTCCTTAATTTCATCCAATTTGTTAATGATTTCAAGGTTTTCATTGTCAATCTTTTCTTTCTTATCGCCTTTAGCTTGCTCACATTTTACTGTAGCAGCGTCATAACCAGCTTGCCAAATGACGTCATGTCCCCATTTAATAAAACCAATTATAGCAGTGATAATAAAAGCACCTGCAATTATTTTAAGGTTCGTCGGCATAGTCTTCGCCTTTTAATTTGTCATGCTCAAATGGTTTAAATGCATGTTCTAATCCCCATCTTAGTGCGGCTATAATAGGAACTACCATTGCACCGAATACCCATTTAGAATGCTCTGTAAGTATAGTGTGATTCGTTTCAAACCACTCCCACATCTCATTAAGCATAAGAGCAAAATAAATTAAGACAGCAATAGGGAGAACCCTATACTGCCTTAACGTTACATGGAAAGGCAGTTCGAAACTAGCCTTCGCTTTCTTCTTTATCGGTTCCCAATCCATCACTGTCAATATAGCGAATTATCGCATTACCTTTTTCAGCTGCCGCAATTACTTTAGGATAGAAAGCTTTATAAGCTTGTGTAGAAGATAACACTTCCATTGGAAGTTTACCAGACATACCACTTTGGCCAAGTAGCAAACAACCATCAGTGTTTTCTTCTGTATTACCGATATGAATAAGTATATATTCAAAGTCAGGAACGTCCATAACTTGCAACATACCTTTATGCATATCAGGGAATTTTTCAGAATAACGATTATGGAAACCACCTACTTTTCTAACGTTAAGCGGGTATTCACCTGCTGGGATACGTGTCTCACCAGGAACTTTATCCTCGCGAAATTCGTCTTCTAAACCGAAACATTCAAACTTGCCATCGATACTAACAATAGAAAGTGTTGAATCGTTATCAGATTTAACTCGCTCAACTGTTACGACGAGTTGTTTTGCTTTCTTAGCCATAAGTTCTTCTCCTCTATTAGGCTTTGATTAATTTACGCATCCCCATATAAGGATGGTAGTTACTTGCTGCTGGAACTGTCACAGTGTGTGTATGAGCACCTGCATTAGGCACTGTGACAGTATGCGTATGAGCTCCAGCGTTTGATGTGGTAAATGTATGAGTATGAGCTCCAGCATTACCTGAATTAGCGTCATGAGCGTGTCCACCATCGCCACCAGCTCCTTGTGTAGACTTAGCACTATCTACAATATTCTGATTATCATACATGACTCTATTCACCGGGAGCCCCCCAGAGTTAGCACCATCTCTCGCATGTTGATTACTTATAACATGAGAATGACTAGGAATCTCATTAATAGTTAATGTATGACTTGATACTGTAACTGAATGGTTATGCTCACCATCTTCATCAGTTGGCCCTGAATGTGTGTGGCTTCCAGCGGAATCGGTTGTAGCAGCATGAGTATGAGAACCTGCTGAAGCGGTTGTAGCAGCATGAGTATGTGTAACTGAGCCACCTCTACTTCTTACAGCAAATCCAGCTCCTGAAGCTACAGTACTACGACCAAGTACGCCTTCCAAATTAACATTGAAAGCATCTGTTATTTCTGGAAATGCAGCAGCAAGTCTCCAGTAGTTATTTTTATCTAGAGAAATAGTTGTGTCACTTGAACCTAGGTCTACATAACCTTCTGGAGCTGTTGCACCTGGCCAATCAATAACAGCACCTGAAGGTACACCGTCATAAGCAATCCATTTTTCAAATGAGTTAGGAAAGCGGTTTGCTGGATTAGTTGGGTCTTCATTAGTAATTGTACCAGACTGCTTATAGCACTCATAGTATTTACCATCAGAACCTAACACAACATCTCTTGAGTTATAAGCAAGAGTTGGGTCGTAAGGACCAAATTGAATCTTGGCATTTAACTGAGATAAAGTCTGGAAACCGAATTTCCAATTAGTACCTATTTCACCTGGTTGAGTTGGGTCATTACCTTGGTTTTCATCAGTTAATGAAATATAGTGAACATCACCAATCATTACTTGAGAATCAACAAAATAAATACTATTAGCATCCCATTCAGAAATACCTCTTTCATTAAGGTATTTAAGCATCTGACTCGCTGTTTGTTCGAGCCAGTTAAACCACTCATAAGGTGGTATCTCAGCATCCCAACCTTGTCCGATTTTTACATCAGATGGCGGTACTACGTTCGATGGAAGAGCATTCTCTGCCCATATCTTCGACACATCTGGTTTTGGCGTTGCAGGCATGTTAAGTCCTCCTTAGTTTTGTTTAAAAGCTAACCAGTTAGTTTTTACGAAATTATCTAAAGCAGTTTCATCGGCAAGACCAACATCAAGTGTTGTTATTGCTACTGCTTCTAAATCATCTATGTCATCTCCTAGAGTAGCTGGAGTATCAGCCGCAACTATAATTGGAGTAGTCATATCAAAGTTGCTTACAGAATCAACCTTGAGTTCATTAACCCACAGTTGAGCCCATGAATTTGCTGGGTCTAACTCATTACGAGATAACACAATTGCTATTTCTCTAGAAGTACCATCGTCTAAGTTGCCTGTATTTGTTAATAGGTTAAATACATTACTATTAACGTTTCCAAGGAACTCTAAATTATTACCTGTCATATTAAGGGTAAAACCATCCGTACCACCATCATTATAAAATACAGCGGTTCCGGCTTCATCTCCAAAGTTACTTCTTAAGAATATAATAATGCTCTGAGGATTGCCAGGAATAGTCAAGGGCATTTCATCTCCAGCATAAAATCTAGCTGAAGGTTTATACCCAATTATACCTGCACCTTGTAAAGTAAATGAACGAAGATAAGTATCAGAGTTATCATACTCAACTGTAGGGTCATTTAATGCTCTAAATTCATTAGTTGGCTCTGACGTATTTGAAAGGCTAACTAATACTACTTCTTTTAAGTCATCAATAGTTGTTGAAGTAAGTGTATGAGAAGCAGATGGAGCTTGAGCCGCAGTTCCTCCAATGTAAACATTGATATTGCCATTTTCATCTAGTGTGCATGCTATTTGAGTTCCAGCAGTATACGGAATTGCTACTGGAACAATTGTGTTATCAGATGAAAAAGTGTTACCCACTACGATAGAAGTTATATTTCCAGAGGTTTCTTCGAAAGTAAATAATACACCAGCAACTTTAGATATTGGGCCATTTACTTCTGCATTACCAAACAAAATACCGAATTGATTACCATCTCCAGCTCCAACAACATCCATTGACATATAAAGCGCATAATTGCGTCCAGTAAAGTCTATAACATCTGAACCTATAGTTGAAGCAGCTATAATCTGGCTTAGGCTTCCTGGATTAGCTTTAAATGCATTATAACCAACAGGACCTATAAAAGCATTCAAGTCTGTTAGTTCATAACGTTCAGTATATGTAATAACTTGCGTATCAAAGTTTTTAAGTTGTGAACTATTAGGAAATTCAACAGCAGGAACTTCTTGTAAGTTAATACGTGAATTAAATAAACTAGTATCATAAGTATCAACGTCACTTATAGCGTAGAATATTTGAACAACTTCATCCATTCTTGCTGTAAGCTCAGGTGGGGCAGGTAATTCAAGTGATTCAAAAACAACTCCGTTAACTGAATAACCAAACAAAGCATTACCTTCGCTATCAACTCCAAAAAATACTTCGGTACCAGCGTTATATTCAAATTGAAAACCACAAGTGTTATTACCTTCTCCGGATATAGGCTCATTGTTTAATACTGCCATACCAAATATCTGCGAGCCTGGAGCATTATCTAATCTAAAAAAAGTAACAAAAGTGCCTAGTAAATCTTGTATTGCAATAGTAGAACCAGTAGGAACTATATCTTCACCATAACCAAGTACATGAGTAAAACCATCTTGTTGCGGAAAGTCATTAGGATTAAGTGTTATATACACTCCTTCAAATTGACCTACAGAACCACTAGTAAAATCAAGCGTTGGTTCACTACGTATCATAGCTAAATCATCACCAGGACCTATAGTACTTACTGATGGGCCATAACCATCTAATGTGACATTCATATTTGCTCTATCAGCATTGTCAGTACTAAAAGGTAAAGGAATAGCTTCTTCTACATCTTCAAATATTGGGTAAGCATTTGAGATAAAAGTAGGCTGTTTAGCTAGGTCAGGTTGTTGACCATCATTCTGATTTAAAGTTGAATCTTTAAATACACCTATTAAATCACCATTGCTATACAAAGTAGCTAGTTCAGTTGCAACAGTGTATTGAGATGAATAGATAAGAGGGTTGTTAGGGTCAATAAGAGAATTCCCAACATACTCAACAGTTACGCCGCATGGTTTAGGCACGATTCCACTCGATAGCAACAATTGGTCCCCAGCAGTAAGCTGTTTATTGATAAAAGCTCTATACTTAGCTATATCACCATCTGGATTTTCTAAAATGTAAGTAAAGGTTGTGCCAAATATAAAGTTTATAATTTCAGCAATTTCATCTGGTGTTACTGTAGTGTTATTACTTTTAATCTTTGCACGAATGAAAACTCTATACTCTTCGTCAGTAAGCACGCGGACAGCGGTTGAGCTTTCTAAACGGCTTTTAAGTCTACCGCCTTCGCCAGGTTCGGTTAATGAACCAAACTCTTTAGCGCCTGGGAAGTCAAAGAACCCAAAATAAGGAATGTTAGCAGCATCAATCAACTCACGTGGTTGACCTACAATCTCTCCTATAATATCAAGCTGAATGCCTACTGCAATATCAATTGCTCTTGAGTTAATAACATCAACATAAGCTTGTTCAAGCTCCTGAGATTCTTTAGAGAAAACTTCATAAGTATCTTTGAGGTTACTCTCTTTGTATTGTTGGCGTAAACGTGCTACACCAATTTGAAAATAATCTATTGGTTCAAGCATTATTGACTCACTGTAATGTTAGCTACTAAGAATAAAGAAACTTCACGTATACGGATTGCTATATTTGAAGTTCCTAGTGGTTGACCTGATTTAGCAATTTCAAGAGAATTAACTGAGTGCCCTGGAACTGTGTTGATGGGAGTATAAAGCTCAGATAGAATAACGTCGTCACCGGTTGAGAACCCGCGGTCTTCAAAACCTTCTAACTGGCCATTCGCGTAATCTACGATTGCTTGTTTAATTAAGTCTTCACCATTACCTGGGAAATCTGCTAAAGCCGTTATTTCAACATTTACTTCAATCTCAATATCAGCAGGTCTAGTAAAACGTATCGGCTGTGCAAATCCTTGTTTATCCGGAATCTGAACAACAGTACTTCCTAAAGATTGGATGCCAGTAGGTTTCTTACCACGAATAGCAGAGCCGATCTGGCCATCATTACCGCCTTTAACAATAACTTCAAATGCATGTGGCGTTAATCCATTACCATCAACTACATCTGTCTCATTTTCTAATACGACAACATCAGTTGTACCGTCAACATCAGAAACTGCAGAGAATATAGCATCAGTAGTATTTGACGCAGCAACACCAACTGATTTTTCACGTCGTATTCTGAATTCTTCGTCTGTTTCAAGTTCTGTACCTTCTTGCGCTGCATCTGGATTTGTTACAGTATCCCAGCCAGGAATAGATGTGATAATAGTCGTAATGGTGTTTATACCAGCTGCTATAGGACCAGTATTTTCTGACTGAGCCGTAACTAATACTGAGCCAGACTGAATAACAGCATCTTGAGTTGTTATAAAAACTTCACCTGTATCAGTAACTTCAACCTTAGAACCAATTTCTATTGGAGTGTTATCATCACCTCCAAGCTCTAATATAACAGTTGAACGAGTAGCTTCATTACGGCGTAAACCATTATACTCAGCTATGGTATCTAAATAGAAGCCAGTCGCTTGAGAAGGTGAGAACGAACTGAATGATAGTTCAGCTATTTCCCATAAATTAGCAAAATCGCCGGATTGTAATCCAGCTAAAACTCCAAATGGGGTTGAGTCATCTAAAGTAAAGTTGTCACCATAAGCGACTTGATAATTTTGCTCTTGACTAATAACAATATCATCAAGTCTTTTTCTAGTGAAACCTACTTCACTTAATCCAAAATCAGACATCGATTGTTACCCCCTCGTAAGTGCCATAAATTGATTCAAATGAAAATGCTATTAATAATTTACGTGGAGCGTCTGTAGTTCCAAATGTAATAGCGAATTCTGTTATATTAGTTACATCATCTGTTTCAAGAATTCTTTGTTTTATCAAAGATTCAATGTTAGCTATATCAGCTGGTTTTTTAAATATCTCTTGGAAGTAAGGAACTCCAGAGTCTCTATCTAAAAACCATTCGCCCAAGTAAGCTAATAGCCTAGAGCGAAGTCTTTGTACTAACTCAGCTCCATCTTGAACAATAGCAAAAGTCCCATTCTGTAGGACTAAGTTGTTGTCTTTGTCTAATGCTACATGAGAAGCCATAGTCAAGGTCCTGTATTAATAAATGTTTTAAGTCTAGTAGATAACAGAGTTATGTTTAGGGCATTTGTTAATGGAGCCCCTGGAGGACAATTTGAAGTTGCTATAGCATCTAAAGCTTGAGTTAACAAATCAAACAGCTCTCCTCCAACAGGTGGTAAATTAACAGCTGAGTTATCAACTGAAGCATATCCACCTTCAGATATATTAAACACAGTGCCATCAGGGGTTTCGATAGAAGCGCTGTCTGTTTGTACTGTTATCTTCATCCCATCTGCGTGTTTAATTTCTAAACCATCAGTCGGCGTAGCAATTCTATTTTTATTAGAACTTGCTCCAGGTAAAAAGAACGCGTCAGTCGCTTCATGAAAACGGCGGTTAGAAGGTGGGCGAATATCTCCGAACTTCTTCCAATCATCTAAGGCTCTTTGCGAGAATATCAAAATACCTTCGTCACCTTTTTCAACTTTAAGCGAAATGCTATACCCGCCACTACCTACTGAGTGAACAGGCACTTTATTTATTTTAGGCAAGTTAACCTGTTGCTCACCATCGTCATTAACTACAATAGTGCTTATAGTAGGCAACACGGAAACGGTTCCATCATCGTTAACTCTGTCAACAATACCCGGCATACACGTATACAAATCTTCTAAAGCAGCTTGTACACCAGCAGCAACCATCTGCGGAAAACTATTGGCCTCTTTACGGGCTGGATTACTAGGGTCATTACTCATTGCGGTAAAGGCCTCCCAATAGTTGTTTGACTCCAATCATTAGCTCTTGTATCACCTTTCATTGTAGTCTTTACTACTTTATAAAAACCTTCGGCATCAGTTCTAGGTGGATTTGAAAAGAACAAGTTGCCGAATTGTAAATTAGTTGCTTCACTTTTTATTTCAATAATTTGGCCAGGTACGACCTGTGGTTCAATTAACGATTGAACCTCAACACCTAACTCAGTTATAGTTGGAGAACTAATCATACCTGTTGAAGAACTTATAACTATAATTGGTCTATCATTTTCTGCGTCATAACCAAGTAGCTGTATCTTACCATCTTGTATTGACCAATCGGATTTAGTTTCAGCAGCAAGTTTATCCATAACTTCACTAAAGTTACCTGACATAGCTATACCATCTTCACGTTTAGCGGTTTCATCTAAACCACCAACAAAACCTTTTACTAACTCAGGCGTCTGTTCAAGTATGGTATCTAGAATTTGTTCTGTTGTAGCAGCATTTTCTAAGCTGAAACTAACAAAGCCATTTCTATAAGTCTTGTCACCATCACCACAGAATAAAGTAGTTATGAAATCAACACCTTGCCTAGCGTGAGAAACGTTTCTTATTTCACCGATGAAAACATTTTGAACGTTTCCTTTATACCCGATGTTAAATACAATTGCTTCAAACTCATCTTCAATTTGTGCACGTGTATCTTTAGATAAATTATAAATATTAATGCGCGCAAGGTTAGGTACACCAAACAAATCTTTAGTGATTTCAAACGAGACTCGTAAGTCTGTAATTTTAAGAGCTTCTTCATTATTGCCAACAATAAGCTCATATTCACGTAAAAACTTACTCATAAGAATGCTAGGTCATCGAAACCATCGCTGAATGCGCCCTCATCTGAGATGTTAGCACCGCCAGTCGCTATAAACTCTTCGACAAACTCTTTTTCCTCTTCAGTAAAATGAATCAATATAACATCAGTACCTAAGTTATCTTGATTTGCTTCTGTACCACTTTCTGTTGTATCATACATAATTAATGCCCCTAAACCTAGGTCAACAAAATTACGTATTAAATCTGCACCTAAAACCAATGGAAGACCTGCGCAAAGTGTTATGCCATTTTCAATAAGGTCTATGGTCCAATGGTTTGCTCTTACATTAAACTTAGTTTGAATAGTAATATCTCTATCTTCAAAAACTACTTCTTCAACTATTGAAGGTTCATTTGTTAAAGGAACTATAGTTGCCATAATTAACCTCCATAATTATTTAATAGCTTCTGGGCAATGCTTGTTCTTTGCGCATCTGAAGCTGGGAGTGCAGTTTGCTGTCTACCTTTCTGGCTAGGAGAAGAGCCTTGTAATCGGTCATTGCCTTCTAATTGTTCTTCGGGAAACTGCACACGTTCTGATTTAGGAACAAATATCTCGACCAATGTTGCGCTAAAGAACAACGCTTTGGAAGTTGATTTGTTCTGATTTATTTTTAAATTAGTAAGAATAAGATTCTCATAAAGTTTAAGACCTGTCTGAACCGTTATAAGTTCCCTGGCCACACGAATCTTTTCTAATTCTTCAAATGCTATTTGAGCACGAGTTGCTCCAGTTCCGGTTGAGTCGCCGATGAAACCAGAAACGCTATCTTTAATCTGGCCTAGCGCAGCAATACCAATTGGGGTATTTGTCACAACACCTTTCATTATATATACTAAAGGCTTTATAATCGCATGGTCATTCATCTCAGAGCCAAATTCTACCGGATTAGAAGTAACCTCAACGGATAAGTCGTAATCTTCTTCTATAACAGCATCGAGGCGTAAATCACCTATGGTTCTTGTTCTTCTTACAAATAAATTGCCTAGAGACATTATCTACTCCTGTTACTTTGGAGTTCTTGAGTTGCTGATTTAGTCTGGTCATTAATAACACCTTCAACAACTCTTCTTACTTCACTTAAATCACCACCATTAACGTTAATGATAGTATCTCCGGTCGTACTATTGTTTGTTGTGCTTGTATTACCAACTGCTGGAACTGCTGCTGCTTCAACAGCTGCACCTTGATTAAATCCTAATAAGTTACCTACAGCTCCAACTGGGTCATCGACAAAATTACTAACGGATTCTTTTGCTCCACCAATTAAATCTCCACCTTTATCAAGCAGATTTTCAGCTCCCTCTATGATATTATTAAAGGGCTCAAACTCACGAAGCAAATCAATTATCTTTTCAAATGCAGCAAATAAAACATTAGAAACAAAGTTAGCTAAGCTTGTGGCTCCTTCTAACCAAGCATCAAAGAAAGCAAGTGCATCTTTATTGAGTATGGCTTCCCACATTCCCGTGAATGCATTAACCATTATCTCGATTAAATCTGTTACTCCCGCGATAACGTCATTGAATATATCGAACTCACGAAGTCTTTCAATAACATCGCCTATTACTGAATCTCCACCTTGAAGAGCAACCCAAATGTCTTCAATAAGTAAAGCAGCAGCAATTGCAGCAGCGCCAATCAATAACGGTATTGCTAAAACTTTTGCTTGCATCAATAAAGCGGCAAGACCTATTTTCTTAATCAAAGTAAATACTTTAACTAGTCCAATAATAAACGTGCCAAGTTTAATAGCAGCAATCGCAGCTATAGCTACACCTAAAGCTTTAAACACCATTTCAAGGTTATTAAAGAATGTAACAATACCGGTTGTTAAAAGCTGCCGGTTTTCTTTCACCCACGCTCGGAAGGTTTCCGTAAACTCTGTAAAGAGTGGAAGAAGCTGTGTGGCGAACTCTCTAACAAGTCCTTTGACCACACGCATGAAGCGGTTCCATTCATCATTAAAGGCTTCAGCTGCTTTGGCATCTTCTTCAGTTACAACACCTAAGCTACGAGCTTCTTCAGTCAGAGCACGGATACCTCCCGAGCCTTCCCGCAATAACAAGTCAAGTTCTTTTAAGCCGAGTTTATCTGCAAGTTCTAGACGTTGGCCTTCATCTTCTAACGCATTCAATGCATCAGCTGATTCAAGAAGTAGTGAATTTGTATCTTTAATCTCGCCATTAGCATCTGTAAGCTGTACGCCTAAAATACCGAATGCTTCTAAAGCACTACCAGTACCGCGTGCGGCTTCGCCTATACCAACTGAAAATGTTTCTAATGATGAAAATAAATTGTCTGATGTTCCTGTTGCTTGTTCAGCAGCAAAGGAAAGTGCATCATACTGGTCTACCGCGACCTTTACCTGCCTTGCATTCTTAGCGGTTTGGTCAGTGCTTTGAGCTGAAGCTACTGTGATACCAGTAATAGCAGTGGCGGCAATAGTAGCTGCTTTAGCTAACTGCTTAGTTAAGTCTTCAGCAAACTTAGTGGACTCAGCATATTTTTTGAGGTCATCATCCTCAAATTCATAACCGAGTACCGTAAATAAGCTATCTACTATTGCCATTTTGTGGTTTCCTCAATTTCGCTCTAAGGGCTAAAACCTCCAACATATCCAACAAATCAATGTAACTATAAGTCCCATCTTCAAGCTGATGATATTGACACAGTGGCGGGTCTGCCATAACTGGTGCCCATAACTCGGCTTTCCAAGGTTTGTTTTTGTCAAATATGTTGGGAGCAATATCACTTACTTCGAATCCGCTGTCTGAGTCGGTTGCGAAGTAGTCTGGTCGAGTTTCAGCCCTTTCAAAAAACCCGAAAAATTACACTTAATAACCCACAAGAAAACTTTATAAGCTTCAAGTAAATCATCCCCAGCATATAGCGATTCAAATGATGTAGAATCCATACGGCTCATCTTATCATCTGCGCCTTTGTAGTTAACTGTACAGACAATCTTTTTAACGAAAGCAAAAACTTCGTCATGACCATTCTCTTTAACTACTTTAGAAATAACCTTAAAAAGAATAGCAGCTTGCTCATCTTCTTTTTTACCGATTACTCCCATTAATTCTTTAATGCCTTCACCAAACATTCCAGCAATTTGGAACTTAATTGGACCAGCCATTGATGGCGGCATTTGTGTAACCGAATAATCTCGGCCATTAATTGTTTCTTTAAATGTCTCGCAAGCCATTTTGTTTCTCCAGTCTTAATTCCAGTCTAGTTAATATGAAGTGACAAAGCTGTTATACAGTAGACTGGAAGAACCCATATAACAATTATTGCTTTGCCACTCCAAACCTTATGGCTGAATTACCTCATTACCACCAAGTAATAAGTCAAGACGTTCTACAACAACCAACCAAGGTTGTGTAGCAATTCCTGCGCCACGTTGTACTTCAGGATACTGACGAATATAGCCACTTGTACCTGATGCTAAATCATCACCGTTAAGGTCTTTGTACTGAACAAAGATTGGTACGAAAGCACCATTCTCAGCAGCAACTGCAAGGCCTGTAAGGTATTGATTTGAGCGAGAGGTCTGAAGCAACTTCATTTCAAATTCACCAGTACGGTCAGCTGTTTGATATACTGCCATGTCACCAGTCGAACCGACCACATCTAAGAATGGTTCTACACGACGACGAACAACAAGCGAATCTTCACCTGGAGCCCATTCACCGATTTCAACACCGTTGACAAGAACAATAGTATTTAAAAACGAAAACTGTTTCATTATCTATTACTCCGCGGTTCCATCAATCTGAATAGAGTGGATTGCACCAGACAGAATGATTGTGAAGTTAATAGCAGGACCAACACGGTTAGCTTTATCAGCTGGGTTAATATCAGCAACTGCCTGAACAGAAGTTTTATAACCATTTCCTAAGAACTCACCATCAAGTGTTTCACCTGGGCCAGTCATGCCGTTATTCAACGCTTTACTCAAAACGTTGATTACTTGTTGCTCCATAGCAGCTCCACCTTTGTCCGTTAACGGGACTTTAGTGCTTTGCTGATACAAATAAGCAAACAAAGTAATTTCAAGCTCGTTCTTCAACCATGCGATATTGTGGGCATCATCGAAGAAAATAGAGCCTTTCATGTAAGATTCTGCGAACATTGGATTGCCGCCGACGTTGATATAAGTACTAATCCGACGAGAATCAAGAGTTAATTTCTCCCCTTCAGTAACTGGTTCAACAGATATGCCAGCTAATTGCTTAAATTTCAAAGTTAATGTAGAATCTGGTTGGTTGAAATTAACTACGAATGCGCGAGACATCGCCGCAAAATCAGGGTATTGACTTGGGTTAGATGAATAAATAGGCATTGTAAAGTTAAAGCCATCCAAATAAGCTGTTGGGTCTGCAGCACCTGAATTCTTAGCATTTGCACTGTTTGTTGGAGTAACAAATACACGTTCAGTCGCTTCACAAAATTGAGCAGCTTGTAATGGACCATTCTCACCATTAACCGTTAAACCATCACGCATTTCCTTAGTGAAACCTACACCAAAGAATGAACCATCAAATGCTTCAAGAGCATTTAAGCTCGCACCGATAGTTTCAGGGTCAACGCCATCTGAAGATGATAGAACACTATCTTCGCTCATAGCAAGAAGAGTAGTAAGGTCTGTACCGCTATCTGGAACATCAAGGAAAGCGCTAATAGAAGAACTTCCGCTTACTGTGCCTGACTTAATAGTAAAACCTACATCTTCAACAAAGATACAAGTTGCTGCAGCATAGCCGCCAGTGCCGACTGCACGGATTGCTGTTTGAATGATAGAAGCCACGTCATTAAGGTCAGAAGCTCCAGTCAAATCAATAGGCTGAATTTCTTGGCCGTCACCATCGATGTTGATTTTAAAACCACCATCTGAAATAGGAGTGAAGTCACCAATTGCGCCGTATTCTTCGCCGCCGACTAAAGCAGCTGCCGCACCCGCTGGGAAGCGAATACCTGCCATAAAGTTAGAAGCATTAGGGTTTTGGCTGTAGTAAGCTAACGCAGCCTGGTAAACTTCAGAGCTAGTGCTCCAATCGCTACCAACACTGGCCAAAGACTGATATTTGCGAGAACGCTGAGCTACAGATAAAGGACCTGCTTCAGCGGTCACGACCATTGCAGTCGATACATCACCTAGGTTTACAACACCAGGCGTGATGGCAATGTTAACTCCTACAACGCTTGAGATTGGAATTGTCATGATTCATTTACCTCAAAGTTTATAGGGATTATTTCTTCTGGAGTCTGAGCTTCGCCCGTGACAGTCACAGAACCAATCGTTGATTCGACCAAGCTTTCAAATGAACATACGTTTAACCGTACAGTCATTCCTGCTCTTTCTTCCATCTTAGCATCGTTAACTGGTTGCGTAAGATTGGTCATAGCGGTTCGGTCGACAAACCCTAATCCCAGAGCAGTAAGTTTCTGAATAGCATTATAACTAACCAGATACCGTGAAACGCGGCCAAGTGCTGTTCTAGCACCTGGTCTATAAGTTTGTACTGATACAGATAAAGCAGTTTGTTCTGCGTATATCTCATCTAGTGTATCTTCATTTCCGTCAGTAGGTTTATAACTACTTGACCCTGGACCCCATGGAGTATCATCAGTAATAACGACTGTCCCATATAATGTTTTAGGACGAGGAGCATTCTGATTACCAGGTACGAATACTATACCAAGGTTATCTTGAAACAATTTGCAAAGTGCTGATTCAACACTTTCATAGGAAACAGACATTAATCTCCCTCCACAGCAACACAGCACCAATAACCGTTAGCCGACCAGTTATCAACATGAACAACTTTATAAGTTGCTCCATTCCAGACTATTTGGTCAGCTGTACCTGCAGGAGAAGTCTTATCAGTATAGAAATCATCAGCAGGACTTTGTGAAATAACTTTTATAACATTTTTTGTATATGAATTCTCTGGCACAACTTTTAAAGTTTCACCATCAGCAATCTGTACATCACCTTGACGAGGAAGAGTTTCATCTGGGTCTCCCTCTTTCCATTGGCCAAAGTCAGCTTCATCAGTGCTATAGTCAGCACCTACGCCAGGTCTTATAACAGTATAGCCTTGGATATTAAAATCCGCAACAACATCTGACATATCAATTAAGCTCATTAGGATTCACCACATATCTAATTGATTGACGAAGATGACCAGTCTCAATAAGTGGACTAGACTTAGGTGCTTTAGCTTTAAGTGTAGATGGAGCATTTGCAGGTTGTGAGATATTAACAATCTGTTGCTTAACTTCTGCTTCAGCAATTTGACCAATTATCTCAAGTGCTTTAACTGACTTAAGAGAACCATCTAAAACTCTTTTAGCAAGAGCAAATCGATTTGTTTTAGTAATTTTCTTCTGTGCTTTGCGTGTACCAGTACGAAGATAAGAACGTTCTGGGATAGTACCATCAACAGAACCAAATTCATTAACAGTACCAACCATAACAGTTGAAGTTCCATCAGGGTATGGAGTAGCATCACGCGGAATACCAATTGCTACAACAGAAGGTTGCTTCACTACTTTCTGAAGCTTCTTAAGATGTTTTTCTAGCTTGTCTCCGCCACGAGTTTTTACTTTCGATTTAACAGCCATTCAAACTCACCATTCCAGCGCAGAAACGGCGAACTAGTTCCGAGAATTGCTGGCCATAAATCGTTGAGTTCCAATATACATCTCCGGCACCTTTCATAGGAACCGAAGCATAAGTGGCAGAAACTTTATCTACAGTTTTACCAGTCATTTGACTAGCAGCTTGGCCTACACCTTTGCCAGTAGAAGAACGAATGGCTAATGCAGCGTAGTGAGCAGCTAAAAAGCATACTGCTCTATCTTGAACACACTCAGGGAATTTGCTTTTATCTAAGTCGCATTCCGCATCATCAATATGCAATTGAAGAAAAGCATCGTCATAAGACGAGAACTCAGGGAAACGAGTTTTCATATCACTTGGAGTCGTTGCCATCTTCTTCAACCTTTTCTTTTTGCTCTAGCTCTTTATCACGAGCCATAACAACTTTGTCTTTACTTGTTAGGTGGTATCCTGCTGTCATTATCGCAACACCAGCAATAATACCAAATATCCACCCCACTATATTCTTACCAATGTTAACATAAATACTTTGTATGGTATCATTGCTAGTAAGGTTTGCTATCATCAACTTTAACTCTTCAAAGTCTGAGTTAAGGTCGCTGCGCATTTCTCTTTCTCTTTCTTCTAGACCAGTAACTGATTTTTCTAATCTTGTATGGTCATGAAATAAAGCTTTGATTTGCGCTTGGTTCGTACTGCTTTGAGCTATTAAGGTCTGCACGTTACCATTTAATTCATCAACTTTACTAAGGATTTTCAGAGCTTCTTGCATAGTGATACCGCTCTCTCTATCATTCCCCATGTATTAAAACCCTTAGTAAAATTCATTTTTATAATTGAATGAGGGCGGGTTAACACCCTCATCCATACTACTTTCCGACTACTTGTCTTTTTTAGCTGCACGCTTTTTACGCGTAGCTTTCTTAGCAGGTTTCTTTTCTTCAAAACCTTCAGGCGTTTCAACGACTTTACTCATTTCACCTTCAACAAGCATTTTTTCTTTAAGCCAAATCTTACACATTTTGTTTTCTTTGACTTCTTCCCAAAGGTCATCATCTACCTCAGTAGCTTCACCTGGGACAAATTTAATACGCTCAATGCGTACTTTATTTTCAACGCCTTTAACAGGTCTTGAATATTTAAGAATAAGAGGACGTTCTGTTGTATTCGCAATATGCATTTTCTTTCTCCAGTCTTCTGGTTAACATTAAAAGGGGCCGAAGCCCCTTTAATTAGATACCCTCAACAATGTTGATAGATAGTGGGTAGTAGATATTCAAACCACCAATTGAGCACAGACCTGGTACAACCATTTCCAAACCTTGCTCTTGCACCGGTAAGTACTGAAGCTCGTAAGGAATTTCAAGTTGTAGTTTTTCAGGGTTAGCATCATAAGCAATCATGATGTCAACGCCGCCTGTACCTGCGCCTTCTAGCTCATTGATAGCCATAACATCATTCATAGAGTTGATGAATGGGCTGTTATCAACGAACCACTTTAAGATAGAAGTATCTGAAGTAGAAGAACGAGGAGTCGTTGCAATCAAATTCCACTGTTCAACTGGAAGAAGTAAACGATTTGGACGTTCAATCTTCTTAGTCAAAGCGAAAATGTCATTGCACGCAGCATTCAAATCAGCAAGGATTTGGTCTGGGGTTTTGTTAACAAATTCAGTGCCTGAACCTGGGTCAGTCGCAGTAGCTTTAGGTATATTGGGGTTGTTAAGTAAACCCGGAAGACCATGTTCATCACGACCATAAAGTGCAATGTGGTTGATTTCTTCTTCAACCGAACGACGAGATGCATTAGCACGACGTTGGTCAAGAGATTTACCTGTCAATTGAGAAGAAGCGATTTCCTTAACGGTATAACCATAAGAAGTACCGATTTCTTTAACAGGGATTGTTGTTTCTTTACCACTTACATCAGCACGAGGTAGGTCTTTAGCGTAAGCATTGATAATCTTCGCTGTACCACGTTTGTCATAAGTAAGGTAAGTAATCGAGGTAATACCTAGACCACCTTCATTATTCACAGGGAATAAGTCACGAGCTGGCAGTTCCGCGTAGACTACGTCATACGAACGGCTTTTAATCTGTTCAAGCTCACGAGCAAAGAAGATGCCTTGGTCATTATCGAGCAAATTGAATTGAGACATTATTTTCTACTCCAATTAATAACTAGAACTTAAATTAAGAACCAGCAACTACGGTTAATGAACGAAGATGGATAAGACCAACTTCACCTGCAGCTGTAACTTCTTCAAGGTTTCCATCCAGCTGAAATTCACCAGGGCCAGCTACGCCGACATCAACAACGCCTGTAGTAGCATTTACTTTGAGCTTGTTGCTTGCGTTGCCGCCAGTCGGGATAACACAATACATGTGGCCGGACTGAAGGATTGGCAGTGAATCTTTTTCTTGATAAACAATGTTGCCTGCTACAACTTCATCAGCAAGGTCACGCACAGCTAAACCAGCGAACTGATTAACAGATGCAACACCAAGTGCTACAATGCGGTCTTTTTCAGAAGTAGTTTCAACAGAAACAGCATTCGAAGGTTTAACGTCAGAGCCAGCTGCTACAACAGTACCGGTGACAACGTCATTCCAACCAATATCGGCTAATTGGCCTGCGTAGCCTTTCTTTAAGCCGGATTCGTAAGAGTTTTGAGCACTCATTTGACTTCTCCTATTTAGGAATTAACGAAAGGCTTATTCAGCCGAGGTTTGTTGGCCAGGTTGCTTGAAACGAGTTTTGTTTTTGTCAATAAAACCTTGACGGGCTTTATCAGAGTCCATCATTTCTTTATTGTCATCAGTTTTCGCATTCTGGCGCATGGCATCTTCCATTTTAGTGGATTTGCCATCTTTCAGACGGTCAGCGATTGCATCGAAGCGAGCTAAGATGTATTCGGCAGACTTGTCTTTCAACAAGGTCTCTGCATCATCACCTAACTCAGCAGCAACAACTTCGTGTCGGATTTCTTCGCAGGTTTTGCCTGCAGCGTCGAATTTTTCAATAGCTTTATCAGCCACTGCAATCACAGCCGAACGCTTGTCAATAAGCTCGTCCAGCATTTCTGGAGTAACCTTATTTTTCTCAGCATCGTCAAGTTTAGCTTGGATAGTATCCACCGCTTTCTTCTTGTCTTTTTCAGCATCATCAAGTTTCGCTTGAAGCGAATCGATTTCAGCTTGCTTGTCAGCTACAGCTGTTTTCTTACTTTCTTCGGCGTCATCGATTTGAGTTTGGAGTTTACCAACGGCCTGCATGACCTGGTCAGTGACTTCATACTCGACGCCATCAATAATTGCTTTTGCCATTGTTATATCTCCTCTGTCAGAATCAGAAACTCGGCAAGATGGACCACAGCGACCTCTTTCCACTACAGCAACATGGTTGCCAATAATGTCAGTTTGAATCGCATCGTATTTTTCACCATCAGGTGTTAAGCCTGGGGTGAAATCAATCTCCGAAGTATATCCATTAGATAGCTCAGCTTTGCCATCAACTATCTTCTGGACAAGTTCTGCATCGGTGATTGTTAGAGTATCAGCAACCAAAAACTTACCATCTTCGCGATTAGCATCACCAGAGAATCCACGACTATACTGTCTAGCATTCTTGGCTGTAATCATCTCAGGTGGATGGTCATCAGTAACTGGTACATTCAGGAAAGACGCCATTGAGGCTTTGTCGAAGACTTGCTCTGGCGGTCTGTAAAGGCGGACAATTGAGGTAGGTTCTCTATCTGTTAAACCTAGCTCTAATGCATAGTACTCTTGAATACCAGTACGAGAAATCCTAGAATCTTTGATGACCATAAATCCTTGGTCAGTTATCTCGCGTTTAGTATTATTAAGAGAGACTGCATCTTTGATGTTTACTTGCATGCAATTTTCCTTGGAAAAATCATCAAAAATTTGTTCCAAATATATTTAAACTTGGTATATAATGGAAACTTTTTGAACCAAAAATTGTCTTTGGTATAATTTTTATAAATCGTCGAGCTTAATAACGGGTTCAGCCACACAACGGCAGTTTATATCCTCCCCAGGATGTCCTGTATCTTTAGGTGGTTTATCCCAACGGAATATCTTGCCATTGTGTGCTGCATGCGTATGGCGTACAGACTCATCCCCTACAGTGCGCCATCGGTATTCTTGAATACCAAGATTCTGTTGTCTTGCTTGCGTTATAGCACTATTGGTCTTCTGAGTCTGGTCACGCGCAATCAACTTAGCTCTATTAACAGTAGTCTTTTTAAGCTTAAGTATTTCTTTGGTAATACCTCCAGCTGATTCACCGCGTGTTGTACCTTCATTAACTATAGTAACTAGCTTCTTGAAGTACTCATCAGGAATCGATTGGATAAGACCAACATTCTCGGCTATCTTAGATTGCACTATTGCATCAACACCAGGTTCACTAATAGCACCTTGGATATTAACACCTACAGCTCGCTCCATTGCTTTATGAAACATATTACGATTTCTAACATTAACCCCATTAGCCATTTCACTAGCAATAGCAGATGCTTGGTTACCAACATCTCTGTATCGCTGCGCAAGAGCTCGAATAGTTCTGTTAATCATCTCAGCATAGTTATCAACGATATACTCAGGCTCAGTTGATTTAAGCATCTCAGGTAGTGAGTCCATAACATCTTCTGTGAATACGTTTATGAACTCAACTAGCGAGCGGAAATAAGCAGCACGCTCAGAGCGAACTCCAGCGCCTTGCTTAACGATTATCTCGTTATTGCGACGACGTCTGGTTGCTTCTAATATCCTAGCCTTTAGAGCTAGTGGCATGAACCTTTGAGGCATTATTCTTCTCCGCTGCTATCTTCTTCTTTCTCTGTTTCATCTCCTTGAGTTTCATCTTCTTCATTTTCCAAGTCGGCATCGTCATCTTCATTTTCTAGGCTCTCCTCATAAGCTTCAGCAGCTTCTTTTTCAAGTTTCTCAACTTCTTTAATAAATTGAGGTGTTATATCGGTATAGACATCTTCTTCCATAAGCTGAGTAAGTATCTTGCTAAATGGCATGCCCATATCGTAGTAAGTTCTGTCACGTTCAGAGTTAGACTTCTGAACTTCAGCTGTTTCTTTATCAGATAGTTGCCATAGTCTATTCCAATCGTAATCCATTTTCTCAGGGTCAAGACCTAAGTGGCGGGCTAATATCTGGTCAAGATAATGCAGCTGGTCATCGAACTCATTTGTTTGACGCGATTTAATGTGGTCATAGAAGTTACGAGTATTCTCTTCACCACCATTATTTAAACCTTTAGCAGCTTCACCGAATAAACGAGTAGCAGGAACATCTGCAATGGCTGATACCACAATCATGAATACACGAGCAATAGCATCAAGGTTAGCAAAGTTCTGAGATGACTTCTGATAATCTTCATCAGCATCTAACAATGTGATGTTGTTATTTGCTTTAAGCATTTTAGCTATAAAGAAGCGGTCAGTAAGCAAATCAGTACCAGCAGATGTAGCTAGGTTCGTCATTAAGTTTTTAACCTTAACAATATCCACATTAGCTTCAAATACCATACCAGCAATATTTGTTAATGTAGAATCAAGGTTAATAAATGAATCGTAAATTCGATTTATAACACTATCATTCCAGTAACGATTACGACGGAATTCATTAAACGGTAATGGTTGACCATCGAAACGTAACACACGGGTATGATGGATTTCTACCTGTGAATTCGTTAAGCGATAAGTTTCAGGCTTATTAAAGTTAGCTTCTAATGGACGAAGGTTATTAATTTTAGAATAATGAGCATTTTCACTATCATAAACTGTTAATGCTTTTAATGAGCCAGGCTTAACTGCATCAAGGTTTAATGGTTCCCATGGTTCACCAGTTCCCTCAACATTCATTACTATAAGAGAACCACCATATAATCGAGCCCATGTTTTAGCATCTTTGAATTTAAGCCTTACACTAAATTCTTTTTCTGCCTTAACAATTAAATCGATTTGTTCTTCTTCTAAACCTGAGTCAGCGAATGAGCGCCATTCTCTTGTCATTTCATGTGGGATAATATCCACAATCTTACCTACAAGACCTGTCTCACGATACATCGCTTCAAGAGTAGGAGCATCTAATCGTGTGCGAGTTTTGCGGAATATAGAATGCATCAACTTATCTTTACTGGTACCTAGGTTAGCAGCAAAGTTAACTAACGAGTCTGTAAACCCCATTAGTGATTTAGCTTGTTGCGCAAGCTTCACTTTACGCGTCACAGCAGGTTGTTGTACTTCAGCTTTCATTGTTATCTCCTACCAGTTAATTTCACGTTCTGGAAACGTGTCTTGAGTTGTATAAGTTAATGTATCAACCATAAACTTTTGCAGTGTTACGCCGCCTTGTATTTCTGTTTTCAGCCAGGTATATTCTTGTGTTACATCAAGCGCTTCTATATAATGGCAAAAATCTTCGGTACCTATTTTTATAAAGTTGTATGTCATATCTTTACAATATTCTAAAAAAGGAGCTACTACCACCGCTACATGGTCTGTATCCCAAGTTGGATTGTTAACCAATAAAGCCCCTGTAGCCGCCCCAGTAATATACTTAATAAGATAGGCCCTTGCTGATTCGCGCTCCTCTATAATGCTGAATAAGTCATTAGGGTTTGTTTTGTCGTAAGTTTTCTTTTTAATAAGAATATCAGGAGTCCATGTGCCATCTTGTTTGACATAGTTTAATACTTCAGCACGACGATGCATCATAATAGAGTCGATTTGATTGCGGAATACAAACTGCACTCTGCATAAAAGCTCCTCATCAATAAAATAATTAGCTTCTTTTGGCCTACCATCCGGAGAACGAGTAACTACTTTATTCAGGCTCATAGGGGGTTTCAAATGCCGCTTAAAATCAAAAACGTTATATGGTTGTTTTATCATTTCTAGCTCAGCATATTTACCTATTTTAAGAGCTTCTACAGTATCTACAACAGCTGCAATAACACTATAATCATGGCTTGATATTAAAGCATCAAGAGCTGTTTTACCGTCTGCATTAGGTTCTTTTTTAAGGGTTAGTTTATACTGGTAATTAGGAAACTTTGCGTGCATGTCTTTCAACTCAGAAGCTTCAAGACCTATGCTTTCTAGCTCTTCTATAAACATAAGAGGATTAAGTCGTTTTGTAATTTCTTTAGACCAAGTCATTATTGAAAACTCTCCAAGTTGACGCGAGTAATATCCACATTATCAAGCGTAAGATTAATACCGTCAGTTAGTAATTCTATTTCGTAACCATCTGTTGAGGATGATGAATCTGATATTGTTAAAAATAAAAACTGCGTTTCAAATGTTTGGTATGTACCACCAGCTAATAGCACTTGTCCTTGTACTATTTGGAATCCTGAAATTGGATTTCGCATAGTACAAATCAATTCACGATTATTATTAGTATTATTACGGGTATATTGAATTTCTATTCGCCATAATTGAGCTTGAAAATCTGACTGATGGTCTAGCCATCTGTTATTTCCTGTATTGTAAATATAAGGAACAAAAGCATCTGGGTCCGTTTGAGGAGTTTCTGGCTGCTCAGCTTCGCGCACTGACTTAGGAAACCTTGTCACAGAGCTGAACTCCGTAGGCGCAACGATTGGTGTTGTTAGTTCTACCAGATAAGGTACAGCGCTCAAAACTACGTCTCCTTGAATAACTCCATTTAACTTAGCCGTCCCGTTAGTTGGGTTAGGTACCGATAGTTCGGAGCCTTGTATTAGTATCTTTTTAAGGAAATTAACATCGCCTGCTACTTCATCTCCATCTGGAAAATCTTTATTTTCTGCTAGGTTTAATGAAGATTCAGCAAGCGCCACCAATGCATTACGCACTGATTCAGGTGTTACTAACTTCTGGTTATTGTCTGGAATCAATATAGCGAATAAGCTATTTAATTCTTCACGAGTCATTGCTGCCATTGTGTATAGCTCCCGCATAGATTGATGGTTGTTCGATTAAGAGGTCCTCGATTGCATCCATAGTTGGGTCAATCTGGTCATCATGTTTATGTGTCATTAACGGAGTAAACTTATTGAACTCTGTTATATAGTCACTTATCCAGTCTGCTTCTTCCGGTATCCACACATTACCACTAGCAATCTGAGGTACAACACCGAAAGCACGCATAACCTTATCTCTGTTTCGTTCAATACCTTCCACAGGGATATGGGTCTTACGATTTAGTGTTTGAAATAAGCTACTACCTGAAGACTTTTTCTCTATCTTCATCATTTGAGCACCAACAGGGTTCTTAATGTGGTGGTACTTATGCTTATTCCAGAAGTCTTTAGCTGTTTGTTCTAATTCAGGAGCTTCCCATTTACCTCTTTTCTGGTCAATAAGAATAGCACCCATAGACATTGATAATCCCCAGCATTGAAATACAGACCAGTCATTATGTGTTTTAACTTCTTGTGCTGTATCTGCATATATGCGTTTAAGGATAATGTCTTTAGGTAGAGCTCCATAACGTTTCCAGAACTCTTCTTTAAATATCATGCCACCTTTAGGTGATGGTCTCTGCATGTTCTGTGCAGCATGTGTATATGGGTCAGCACTCTCAAGCTTAGTTATTTCTTCTTGTGAATGCTTAAATTCCCATAATGGACCTGGTGGTAAATCGTAATCAACAGGAATGCCATGTGTATACTCTTTGGGGTACCATTCACTAACAGGCTCTTCAGGTATTTCCATAGGTAGCATTAAATGATGCCACATTTCATCTGTACCGCCACGTAACAAATAACCACTTGGGTCATCTTCATGTATACGTTGCATGATAAGAATAATAGGGGTTGTATCTTCTAATGCTAAACGTGATTTAAATGTAGAGTTGAAACGGTCATTAATTCGTTCTCTTATAGCATCTGAATAAGCGTCTTGTGGTTTAATAGGGTCATCGATTATCATCGCACCAGTAAATTTGTTTTTAAGCATACGACCAGCACGAAAACCCGTTACAGCGCCACCAGCCGCAGTAGCATAAACACCACCACCTGCTTCTGTGTACCATTTCTTCTTAGCACTAATATCGTGGCGGATAGGCATATCGAAAACTTCTTGAAATTCTGCACTACTTATAATGTCCCTACATAATGTGCTATTCCATAATGCTAAATCATCTGCATAAGAAAGATGCATGAATAACGACTCAGGATTCACAGCTAATCCACGCGCCATAAAATGTATAACGGCTTCTTCTGTTTTAGTGTAACCTGGTGGGATGTTTATAATAAGTCGCTTTATTTCGCCTGTGATAACTCGTTGTAGAGTTTCAGACATTATTCTATGGTGGTCATTCACCATGAACTTACGACCTTCACGATGCTTAAAGAAATAACGAGAAAAAGCTAATGGGTCATTTAACAGATGATGTTTCAACATCCTCTTTTCGTTATATGTCCATAAATTAGTATTGTAATCAATAGTCATTATTAAAGGTCCTATTGAATCGTCTAATTTCTCGTTTTGTTAAATCGGTAGGAGCTCCATGCTTATTAGTAGATTTATCCGTTATCTCAACTGCTTTCTTTTTATTATGCATATATTCGACGACTGCTTTCTGAGCATCTTTTTGTACTGTTTGCTCTACAGGTTTCCATCGGCAATGCTTAAAAACTTCTTCCAAAAATTCTAATATCTCAAATTCGTCTATTTCACCAATTTCTATAGATTCTTGGATGTTTAATGCCATTTCATACACCAAAGATTCTTTTGATAAATCCTTTCCGTTAGCTAATCCTACCAAAAGGACCATAGGGTCTATTAATCCTAGGTCTTTACAAGCGCCATGGAGTTTTTCATCCAAGGACAATAAATTCAAATCATTTGGTTTCTTACTCATCACCAAAACCTTGTTTTATCCAGTCATTATTGGCTTATATACTAGAACCAAAGGGATTGAAACCAAGAATTTTTTTAACAATAATTCACCAAAAGTGTTTACTTCACCAAAAATACCTTTATAATAGATAAAGAGTTGAGCAATAAAGCTTAACCAAAACTTAGGAATATTAATATGTCTAAAAAGTATAATGTAACCTACACCTTCCAATTTACCTATGTTGCTACTGAAGCTGATAAAACTATGGGTAATACTAAATCAACAGATATTATTGCTAAAAACTTTAAAGAAGCAATTGCCACTTTTCAAGAAATGTATAGTCTTGTCGATGAAACAAAAATAATAAATATTAAACGACGAGGTAAATAAAATGGAATTAACTGATGCTGAATTTATAGGATGTTTAATAGTTTTATTAATGTTTGTTATAGCAGTTAAATAATTTTAGGACCTTCGGGTCCTTTTTTTTTTTTTTTTTTATTCTACCTCAGTTTTTTCTCATTCTACCTAAGTCTGTTCATTACTGCTTTTTTCTTACTCTTCAATAGCTTACGGCTACTCTGTTCATTACCTGTTCATTACTGTAAAAACAGCTTTCGTCTTACTTTTCAATAGCTTAGAGCCAGAGTTGTGCAGTGTTCATTACTGACTGAGACTTATATACTAATAAACGTTTATAGAGGACCATATTTTTAGTCTCTTTTTGTATTTTTAACTATTTCTAAACTTATTAGTAATGAACAATGAACAACTCTATACGTAAGTTATTGAAAAGCTTATAAAAAGCTGTTTTCTCAGTAATGAACAGGTAATGAACAACTCTATACCTAAGTTATTGATTTCTATACAAAAGTACCACTAATGAACAGAAATAACACTTTTTGCAGGATTATGTATGTACATTAGAAAAAACCACAGTAGAATAGAAGCTGTTAGGTAATTAATTTAGGAACTTATATTATGTCTCAATTTGTGCAAGCCACTAAAAATGCTCTCAATACAAATCACCGAGGGTTAGATAAAAAGAAAACCATAATCGCAAAGCGTCATTTAGATGAACTTTTCCGTCATTGGGAAAGACTTGATGTTGATATGCGAACTGACTATTATAAGATGGAAAGTCTTAAGGACGAGTTACATCAAAAAGCTAAGTACATTTCTGAATTAGAAAGAAAGTTAAATACTGCTGAAGCTGCTCTCCGTTCATGTTACAACGCTTCAGGTGGTGCATTAAATCTTAAAACTTCGGAGAGACAAAAATGAGTGATATAAAACTATCTGTAGATGGTAAGATTATTCCTTGTAAAGATATTAGTATTCCAGAGCCAACTCAAGAATTCTTTCGTGAACACCTTGAAAAACCGCTAGGAATAGAATTAGAAGGTTTACTTGGACAACCATTGGACTCTGAACTATTTAAGCAACGCATGGAGATAGCTCTAAAAGATAGTTTAGATAACACTTTATTTGAATCTCCAGTTAATGACATGAAAGTATATATTGTTAAAGACCGAAATGCTTTCAAAGACCTTCATTGGAAAAATAATATGTGGTATATCGGCGAAGTAGATTATAATTTCCCAAGTCGTCGTATTGCTAAAGTATTTCTAAAGAAAAATATGAGAGCAGTATTAAGTACATTATCTTTGCCATTAGCAGCTGAACTTAAAACAGTTGAGATAGAAGGAATAGTAGAACTATGAGCACCATCAGTCCTTTTGTAGTACCAAAGCTTAACGATAAACAGCTGAAGTCTGAGTTTAATACGATAGCAGCTATATTTGATAAGGTCATCACACGCATCCAAAGAGGTGAGCATCCATCAGATATAGAAATCCCAACCGATTACGTCACCAAAGGTAAGGGTCATCAAACGTTCTTTTTTGACAAATGCTTTTATCTTTATACGCGTTATCATGCTATATTCAACGAAATGCATTATCGTGACGATGCACTCAATGAAGAGAAGTTTCAAGAGTACATCTTCAAATACAAAAACCACATACACATGTCCTCATGGGACGGGAGTTGGAAATGAGCAAAGAATCTATTGAATGTAAAAACTGCGAAGAATATTTTACTCCTGAACATCACTTCCAAAATATATGTTATACATGTATGTGGTTTGTATTTAATGGGTTAAATCATGAAGGATATAAACCTGAAAGAGCAAAAATAGTTCCAAATGGAATGGGTGGGTATTTTAATATTCTTGAAAATGCCTTCGCTATACAGTGGAAAGAAGAATGTTCAAGAGAGCCAAGAATAAATGGCGGACAAGGAATACTTGATTGTTTAGTTCAAGGAGAAGTCACTCAACGGGATGCCCATGTAGCTGCTTCTGTAATCCAATGGCTTGGAACTAATTGCGGACAATCATTTTTACATGAAGTAGATAAACGTATAAAGAGAACTAAAAAAGAACTTGAGCAAAAAGATAATGTTAAATCAAAATTAGCTGTTCATGTTTTTCCAGGGATGTAATAATGCTTAATCACCAAATCATAGAAGAACGAATCCAACTGTTACCTGAAGACTCAATTATCAAACAGATTACATCAGGCAATACTTATGAGTCTGAGCAACCAATTGACTTCGGTACAGTTGATAAACTAATTCAAAATGTTGTTGAGCAGTTTGAAGAGCATTATGAATGTCCTGCAGTAGAGGTTAAAGAAGATGAGTGTTATAAAGCATTCAAGTTCAGTGACCAACTTCTACTAACCTACAAAATCGAAATGTTAAACCAAACGGAGACAATCCAATGAAATACTTCAAAACTCTTGAAGCAAGATTATTAGCAAAAATAGAAGCTGATGCTAATACTATTCTTTTAACAGGAGCTCCAACAGGTCCAATTGTTACTCCTCAAAATCCATTTCAATATAAAAGTGCTGAAGAAATTGCTGAACATATTCGTAAATGTGATTTAGACATCCGTAAACAATTGCAAGAAAGAGCTTTTGCAGACCTTGAACTTGCTATATTAGCAGCAGGTGTTCCTGCATCTGAAGTACAGTTATTTAGATATAATCCTGAACCTTTAATTAGTTATTATCCTCAACCATCAATAGAAAGAATCACAGTAGTATGTGGCGGTAAAGCAATCGCCCATGTTGATATACCATAAACCAAACGGAGAACTAAAATGAAATACTTAATACTTTTAATCGCATTAACTTTAACTGCATGTAACTATGAAGACCTTCAGTTCGATGAGACTGATTTTAATCTTGATAATGCATTCACTTATAACTATGTAGCAACCAATCCTGGTGATACCACAGTCATCGATTCAACGACTTATCGCACATACAAAGTACCTCTTGTTGATAAGTACAACGGAAACTACTATCACTTAACACTTCTATCAAGCAATGAGGTATCAATAGAGGCTGAAAGGTTAAATGAAATAAACATCACACCAAATAACTTTGCACCATCAAGACTTGTATACATCGATACCTATCCAGCTCTTATCCATGAGAACTGTAGCTTCGGTGTTTCAATGGGAGTAAGCATTTACTGTGAATCAAAAGTCGTTATGAAGATTGATAGCTTAATAGTTACTATCTACATAGAGGGAACCACAATAGACAGCTCACAGGCTCTATCGGGATTCGACTATACACTATCTTACAGCCCAGACCTAACGCCTTATGACTACGATGCTCATATTGATAACTACATTGACTATATTAAGGTAGATGTACAGTGAGCATAATGTTCAGAGGGTATACAGTACTTATACAACGCCCAGTTGAAGTGCCAAATAAACCTCATAAAAAGAAAAGCTGGATGAGTGATAACTACCACAAACGCATTCAAAAGAAATGGAATAAGCGATTTGGTAGTTATTGGACTTACATACTTGAAGAAGGCCAGGTTTTAATGTCAAAAATTCATAAAACAATTGCTATAAGAGAGGATGACTTTCAAAAAATTAAGCATGAGTGTTATGAAGGTAGAGATTCTGTGTATCCTAATTCAATGATGCCAGGCTTCCAAGCTTTAGACCAGTTTATACCAAGAGAAGAATTCAGTTGGAAAACTTCTATGGATGTAACTGTTAAAAGGCCAACATTAATATCCAAAACAATAGGACCTTAATCCAAAAGTCTTATGTACATCAGTTGACTAGTACTATATAAGAGTCATTCAAATTAACTAACTGGAGGCAGTAATGTCTATCGCATTTAAGAAATCGTCCAATAACAAATACCTCAAACGTCAATTGGCTAATGACAACCAAACCATGGAAGTCGTTGAGGTTAATGAGCTTAATGAAGCGTCAATATTCCCTGACCATACGTTCCACTTAATGAAAGGTCAAATGCAAGCTTTAGCAGGTGAAGATGTTACAATGATGCGTTGTGAAGCCAAGACTTCTTATGAAGAGATTGGTGCTATATCTGTTGAAGACCTGCAAGCTGAGCTCTTCCCAGTTGAAGAGGAAAACAGCTAATGAAGCATTTTGTAATAGTATTTGTAAGTGATAGTTTCCGCTGGTATCTTGTTGAGAGTGAAATAAAAGGCTGCAGGGTTTTTGATAAAACTAATACCATTGAAGCTGCTACACAATACCCTTTTGAATCTGATGATGATATTCAAGATAAAATATACGAAGCAGCTTCTAGTATTGGTGTTGATGCTACTAACTTTGACTACGAAATTATTGATGCCGATGAACAAAAGCCTGAGTGGGTAATAATAGATGAAGAATTGACCGACAAAGGGCTTTATGTCAAGTACCAAAAAGAAGGCATGTGGTTCTTGGCTTCAGGTTCTAATCAATGGCAAAAGCTTACTTATCCACACGAAATCTTCAACGACTCAACACATCCAATGCATCAAACTGAGGAGTCGTAAGACTCCTTTCTTTTAGGAATATTAATATGCCAACTTGTCCAAACTGCAAATCTCCTACACCTTTTACTTCAAAGAAATGTATAGTATGTGGAACCAATTGGGCCGAATACAAAACTCCCATTGATACTGTTAACCATATTAACTGCCGCTCAGCTACACTACCTCCTATTCAACTAGGCAAAGGTGTTATATGGATTCACTTCCGTAGTATATTCAGTACTGATATAGTCAAAACATTATTAGACAAAGGCGAGTATGATGAAGCCTTTGACTATCTAAACGAATCATGTAATATTGCAGACGAGAACTGCACTCAAATAATAGAGGAACTATCCGAATGTTAGATAAAATGCACGATGATGACCAAGATAATGAGTTTCATAAGGTCACAGATAAACTTCACGAGACTGATAAAGCCATAAAGTTTCGTGATGTATTAGGTGAATTCTGGGTACCAAAATCTGTACTTGTCAACTTCAATGACCTCGACATGGAGATTGAAGTACCTGAATGGTTTGAATGGGAGTATGAATAATGGAGAATTTTATCCGTGTATACGATGACCTATTCACCCCTGATGAATGCCAATACATCATCGATTGGTTTGAGACAGTACAAAACTATGGCGGGTATGTTGTAAACCGTAAGCAATTATCTAAGCATAATAGAACCGAGAAAGATGACCATACATTTCAATTTGATACATCTGAGTCTCTTGCTATGAATGAAACTGTAGACATTCTACAAAAAATAATGCCTAAGTTTATTACAGCTTATGAGCGTTATACTGAATTATTCCCAGTTGTTAACCAATGTGCGATAGCTTTGCGTAGAGTTTGGATGCATAAGACTACACCTGGTGGCGGATACCACATGTGGCATTATGAAAACCAAGGTCGTATCTCAGTGAACAGAGCAATAACATTCTTAGTATATCTTGTAGACATAGAAAAAGGAGGGGAGACTGAGTTTCTATACCTTCGCCAACGGTTCAAACCAAAGCAATGCCGTATTATAGTATTTCCAGCTGGATACACTCACACACATCGAGGCAATCCAGTATTATCAGATGAAAATAAATACACATTAACAGGATGGTTTGAGTACAATGATACTTAATAAATTACGAAAACTAGTAGGACTACGCATCAAAAAGAAGAAATGGATATTTCGATTAGAACGGGACTATTGGTTTCAGTTACCAGTAGACATGGGAAACTATCGTGAATACATGCACAAAGGTGTAGTGTGGTTTACGACAGAAAACTTTTATGGTTGTATCAAAGCAGGTTATGCTTGGGATGGATGCACACCAAAGTGGACTATAAGAGGTAAGTTATTTGGAACTCCTGATGGCCCAATTATTAGTCACACACTTCTTGACCTAAAACAAACAAGCTCTGAGCTTGTCTTCACAGGTAGAATGGAGAAAGGTGAGCTTAGGAAGTTTGCTTCATTGGAGCATGATGTACAACTACAGTTCTTAAAACAGTTACCAAGTCAGCTTACTGAGTGGATGATTCATAGGTCTTTTAAACAACACTTAGAAAGAGTTGGTGATGATGCTGCTAAGTTATACCATTTTGGTGTATCTGCATGGGGAAAATTTAAACGGATTTTTGGAAAATAGTATTTCACCAATCGATTAAAATAAACTAATATTAGAAATCTCTGCGGCTCTCACCCCAGAGAAACCACTTAAACCCGCTGAGCCATTAATATTGCAAAGTATTTTAGGCTCAGCGGTTTTACAACCAGACATATTTGTATACAGGTTATAACAATGCAGAATATAGAGCAAGCTGCTGAGCTATCAGCTGAAATTACCAAAGCCCTTCTAAAGAAAACCGAAGAAATTATCAATGATAAGTTCGGTCCTGAATATTCCAAAAAGAATCCTGCATTAACCTGTGCAGTGCTAAAAACGCAAAGTGATTTAACCATTAAGCTTTTATCATAAGGAGATATTGATGAGAGCTGTTATAGCACTTGGTAAGACTGCTAAGTCCAACCGTATTCACCAAAAAGAGGTCAGTATTCGAGGTCTCTTTAAAGCATTAACCAAACACGAAATAAGAGAAAAGAAAGATGGGAATTATTTTATCTTCGCCTCATTCAAAGGTAATAGAAGAAATGCTCACTCCGTTGATAAGTATTACGGTGCTACTATTGACCTTGACGATACTCCTCTGTCTATTGATGAAATTCGAGAAGAATTCGCCGACTTTAATTACTGTATCTACACCACACACAGCCATAAGCTACCAGGCAAAGGGGATAGGTATAGGCTCGTGCTGCCTTTCAGTGAGCCGGTAAATCCCCAAAAATATGTACAAACAATTCTAGTCTTGATGCATCGATTAGGTGCAAGCAATGTTGATACATCATCTAAAGCTTTATCAAGGCCAATGTATCTGCCAGCGTGTCCTGCTAAAAAGAGAAAATATTCTCAAGCCATCACTCATACAAAAGGCAAATACTTTAATCCTTATGAAGATGCTAACCTAACAAAAGCAGAACAATGGGAAATAGACCAACAGCAAGACCATGAGTTTAAAGAGAAGTTCGACCCAAATGAAGAGTATTCAGAAGGTGGTCGTAATGATGCTTTAACCAGACTAGTTGGTAAGTTCATTCATAATGGAATGGACATGAATACAATTATTGGTTCTTCATTAGCATGGAATGATGCAAACTGCAGCCCACCATTATCAGAGAACGAAGTAAAAACCATTGTTGAGTCAGTCTATAAAGCTCATAAACGAAATAGTAAAGATAGTGGTTGGGGTGCTGATGAGATAAAACGTCGCATCGATAAGATGGACAAAGACCAAGACTATGATTTAGCCATAACACTTATAGCGGGTAGTCGTGAGAAGCTTAAGAAGTCACAGGTTGAAACTTTATGCAAGAAAGCCTCAGGCAAATTCGGTATCACATTAGGTACAGTTAAATCAGAATTAAAAGAGAAGTTTGATGAACGTAAGATTGATGTTGAAGAAGAGGAAGAAGAAAAACAACAACTTTCAGCTAAAGGCCTTAAGAAAGAATTTGCAGACTTTATATATTTGCGTCTTGACGACAAGGTATATTGCAATACTAATGGTTTGCGTTATGGTGTGGATGGTTTTAACCGCACCTATTCACACATGACAGATAAAGGAACTTTACTTTCATTACTACTACAATATAAATGCATTAAACAAGCAGACCTGAGACAGTTCCATCCATCAGAAAAAGAAATATTTAGAGAGCAAGGAATTATATACGCTAACAGCTATGTTCCAGTTGAGCTTGACCCAGAAGATGGAGATGTTTCTCCTATGCTTGACCATTTTAAGTACCTTATTCCTGATAGAAAAGAGCGGAATATTCTTCTTAATTGGATTGCTTTTGTAATTCAAAACCCTGGTGAGAAAGTACGTTGGATGCCAATCCTTAAAGGTAATAAAGGAATCGGTAAGTCGATTATATCAGACCAAATACTTGTGCCATTACTTGGTCTGCGCAATGTAACTCCAGTAACATCTAAAGTTCTTAAGTCGGACTTTAATGCATGGCAAATAGATACTCAGCTATGTGTATTCCACGAATTAAAAGCAGGTGAGACGTTAAAAGAGCGACAGCACGTCACAGACACAATAAAAGAATTTGTCACTGACCCTTATATTCAAGCTCACTTCAAAGGCGTAGATACATTCTCAGTTCATAACAGATGTAACGCACTTGCATTCACAAACCACGAACAACCAGTTATTATAACGCCAGATGAACGTCGTTTTTGTTTCATTAAGACTGGTGTAAGACCTAAGTCATCAGCTTACTATAAGAAGCTTATCAAATGGTTCACATCACATCATAGTGAAATGTATCACTACTTTCTTAATCGTAAGATACGCAACTTCAATGAATCAGAAGCACCTGATACAGCAGCAACACGTGAGCTTAAATTAGACTCAATGTTGTGGCCAATGAATGTAATAAACCAAATGCTTAATGATAAAGAGCATCCAATGAATATTGATGGTTGTATGACGTGGGCTAACATAGTTGAGTATGTCCGCCACGAGTCAGCAGGCCGTGACTTAGCAACAGCGGAAAATCTTGTTAAAGCGTCATCAAGCCAAGGCTATAAGTTAACCAATGCACTTAAAGAGCTAGGTTTTGTTAAGTGGAGTGCTAAAGGTGCAGGTGATAGAGCACGCGTGAATGGTTCATTGGAAAAAATATGGTTGCATCCTAACCATTTACGTTTGCAAGGCACTAAGGCTGCAATAAAATTATGCGAGAAACAAAAATCAATCTGGGACTTTGAAGATGAATCAGAATAAATGTAACATTAAACATTACCCAAGTTTATCAATCTGCCAATCTTGCGGAGTATCTTGGGAGCCAGGTGATATACCTCCAGATTGTCCTAACGGCGAGCAAGAGGAAGGTGTTATAGAACAAATACCTCCTATGCCTATGGACGACTTGAAAGGCACTATCCTTGTTTTAGGTTTTGTATTTGGAGTAATGCTAATGTCTGTAGGTTTAGCTTTATTAGCAGGCAATATGCAATGAAGCAAACACATATTCCAGTAGTTACAGGAGACCCAGAGGACCATGGTACTTGGTACGAAATAGATGCTATGGGAATGGATGCTTGTATTCATACAGGATATAACTACTGCGAAATGAGAAGTATAGAAGTAGAAAAGTTAGGAATCAGTGTAGAGGTTTATACTAAATCAGATGAACCTGAAAAGTTACAGATTGCAAGAGCAAAAACATTTATTAGGGGATTCTTTGTAAATGGCAAAGAGAAAAATCCAAAGGCAGAATAAGAAGAATACATTCACATCTCGTTCTCAACGTGTTTACGTTTGTCCTAAAACAGGTCAAATGGTTAAACGACTAAAAGCTCCAAAGAGGGATAGAGATGTTTATATGATGCTTGATTTAGCTTTTAGTTATGATGAAGCTTTAGAAGTTATGGAAGCAATGAAGAAGTGTAGAGTTAGTAGACTGGCAAGAAAGAAACTAGATGAAGCGATATATCAGTCGCAGAGGTATTAAGATGGCCAATAAAAGATTACCAGAATACGAACATGTAACACCTAAGTCAGCTCCAGCTATTACATTAGAAGGACTGCAAAAAATTGAAAAGCTTTGTGAGGGTAATACTAAGAAGCTATTATCTTCAACAACAATTAGAGTCTTTCTAGCTATTGCTGAAGGAGCCAATGACTTGAATAAAATAAATAAAACAGTCAACACCGATAGAACCAATCTATATGGTATTGTCGGAAGATTAGAACAATTAGGGTTGGTGATAGATATGTTTTCGCACTATGAAATCACCAGAGATGGTAACTCCATTTTGGAATATACTGACCCTGATTGTTAAACATTTTGTACTTTCTGTGTACAATTAAACCCTAGACATTTAGTCTACTAACCAAACCAAACTGGGAGAACCAACTATGTCAATTTTAAAACTTGACGATGATTCAATCGAAGCACTAGCAGATGCCATTGCAGAACGTCTTAATGACAACTCAGGCAAAAGTGCAAAAACAACCAAAGCAGCTAAAGACGAGCCGGACTCTGAAGAAAGCTCTGAAGACCTTGTTGAAAAAATGACTGAACTTTGTGATGAAGTTAAGTCTGAAACAAGTGCAGCAGAGCTTAAAGAAATTCTTGCTGAGTTTGATGTTAAGACACCTAAGTCTGCAGCTAAGCTTGATGACGAAACTCTTGAAGAGTTAATTGAAGCTCTTGAAGATGCGTTAGAAGGTGGTGATGATGACGGTGATGATGAAGATGACCGTACAGTCGATGAAGTTAAGAAACTTTGCCAGGCGTTCCAAAAAGCGAACAGCAAAGATGAATTAACTGAAATTCTTGAAGAGTTCGATATTGAGAAAGTAACTCAATTGAAAGAACTTGAGCAAGAAGACCTTAACGAACTATTCGACACTCTTACTGAAGAGTTAGAATAAAACTTATTTTCCTCCAATATGTGCGTGAACGTTATGTCGACAGTAGCGCATTGAGGAGGAAAGTCCTTTATGTCTATAACTTTATATGGGTTGAGTGTAGGAGCTCGATACTACGTAAAGCCGAAGAAGCTTGGTGCGACTTCAAGACTACAAAGGTAAGCGGATTCCTACTCTGCAAGTGCCATTTATTAACTTAGGATATTAATATGAAAATTTTTATCACTCCTCCAGGCGGTAACAAAGTTAAACGCCGTTCAGTTCAAGCAGCAATGACTTATCTAAAAGACCAAGTTGATATGGACTTTGATACTTTCCAAGAACTGAAAAACACAATTAACAAGCGTGGTGTATATCACCATCAAGGCCATAAGATTGAGGTTTGTCTATGAAAAAGTCTGTATACAAAGCAAAGCAAAATGCTTCTAAGTTTGCTCTTCAAGCAGAGAAAGCAGGTAATGGTTTTATGAAGATTGCTGTATTGATTAACAAAGGCATTCGTTTAAATACTCCAAAGAAAGAAAATGGAATGCAGAGAGCTCGTAAGAAGCTGCTAGGTAAGAAGTAATGTCTAAGCATCACAAGTATGGCGGCTCAACTACTTCGCGTTGGTTAGTATGCACTGCTTCGACTGCTGCTATTGAAGAAGATATTCTAGCAGGTAAAATAGCTCCAGGTGGTACATCTATCTATGCTGACCAAGGTACAGTAGCTCATGCATTAGGTGAGCATTGTCTTAAAACAGGCTTGGAACCAAATGATTTCTTTATGCAGAAGTTCCATACAATTAAAGACAAGCGCAAACTTGAATATGTAATGGATGAAGACTTTGTTGATGCTGTTACTGTCTACACTAATTACATTCGTCCAAAGATTGAGAGAGCTATTTATACAAAGCTTGAAGGCAGATTCAGCCTTAAGAAATATCTCAATGCAGATGCTGGTGGTTCAGCTGACTATTTAGGCGTTATAGATACCACGATGCATGTTGATGATTATAAGCATGGTAAAGGCGTTGGTGTTGAAATAGAAGGTAACACACAAACTAGATTTTATGGTTTAGGTGCTTACTTAAAACTTAAAAAGTATCGTCCTAAAGTAGCTAAACAAATCCAAAATGTTCAAATGAGCATAATACAGCCAAGGTTTAAGCATAAAGATGGTCCTATACGTCCAGAAACTATTCCATTAGTTGAGTTGGTCGAGTGGGGCGAAGATATAGTTAAGCCAGCTATTCATGCAAATCAAACTCCAAAGCTTCGTAAGTTTGTTCCAGGTGAAAAGCAATGCGCTTGGTGTAAACGCAAAGATTATTGTGAACCAAGGTTAGAATGGCTTGGTAACGAAGCAATGCTTGACTTTAAGGATGTATTAGAAGAAGAGTTTATTGAACCTAACTCATTAACTATACAGCAACTGCTTAACGTGTTGGCGCGTAAGAAAGAAATAACAGATTGGTTGAATTCAATTTATGACCATCTTTATTCACGTGCTAACCTTGGTACCAGCATACCAGAGCATAAGTTGGTCGATGATTATGGCAATCGTATATTTAAAAAGGAAATGTCTCAGCGTAAAATAATGCGTAAGATACTAAAAGAGACCAAGCTTGATAAAGACTTATTCTTTGAAGAACCAAAGATGAAGTCAGTTGCGCAGATTGAAAAAGTTATAGCACATCATTCATCAAAGAAAGATGCTGAAAGAATTATGAAACTAGTTGCGGAGAAACCTCACAAAGGTACCAAGCTAGTTCATAATAACGATAAGCGGACAGAAGTACCTCCGTCTATCGAGGCCGATTTTGCCGAGGTCATAGAAAAAGGCAACAAACGAAAAAACAGGAAACATTGATATGTCCGAAACTAAAGTAATCACTGGTGTTAAATGCCGCTCATCATTCATGAAAGTTAACTCCTTACAGGAAGATGACTACGGTACGAAGAAATGCCAAACCATGATTCTTATCCCTAAATCAGATAAGAAGACGGTTAAAGCAATTCAGAAAGCAATCGATGTTGCTCACCAAGCTAAGTTTGGAAAGCCAGCAAATGCTAAATCTTCCAAGAACAAATACCCATTAAAAGATGGTGATGTTGAACTTGAGAATGAGAATGTCGAAGGTGAATGTTATGAAGACCATTACTACATCAACTGTACTGGATACAAAATCCCAGGTTTGGTAGACAAGACTGGTGAGCGTATTGAAGACCCAGATGAGCGCGAAGAAATTTGCGTTAGTGGTAATTACTTCCGTTTCTCTATTACCCTTAAGGGTTATGAAAACGACAAAAACAAAGGTGTTCGTGCCATTCTAAACAATCTTATGTTTACGAATGAAGGTGAGCGTCTTGATGGCAGCATGAAAGCTGAAGATGAATTCGCAGAGTTCGCTGAAGCCGATGACGATGATGTTATCGATTTTGATGATGACGAAGATGAAAAGCCACGCCGTAAAAAGCGCAGCGGCTCACGCAGAAATCGTCGTAGAAAATAAGTCGTTTATTAAACAAAGGGACTTCGGTCCCTTTTTATTTCTGGAATTCCTATGAAATTTATTGACCTTGATTTTGAAACCCGCTCTAAAACCAAAATAACACTTGGCGCATGGAAATATTCTGAATGTCCATCGACCGAAATCTTATGGGCGAAGTTTGAAATAAATGGTCGTATGTACGAATGGAAAATAGGTGATAAACCTCCAAAGCGTTTATTTAGAGCAGTCAAAAGAGGATACATTATTCGTGCTTTCAATTCATTCTTTGAATTTTGTATTTGGGTTAATGTAGCAACCCCTAAATTAGGTTGGCCTAAAGTCACCATCGAACAATTCTACTGTGTACAAGCTCTTGCTCAGTCTAAAACATTTAAGGGAAGCCTGGAAGATGCAGGTATAGACATGGGGTTAAATGTTACTAAAGACAAAGAAGGTAAACGCTTGATTAATAAGTTTTCTGCTCCATCACGTAAGAAAGACCAAGAATGGAATGAACCTTATGACCCAGCAAATGTACCAGATTTTATGCGATTCGGAGATTACTGTGAGACAGACGTTGATGTGCAGATTGGCATAGCAGATTTTACAGGCTTATTGTCAGAGTTTGAGTATCGCGTTTTTATGATGACCGAACGCATGAACGCAATTGGTATACCTATAGATGTAGATATGGCTAATGGAGCACTTGCTCTTGTAGATAGAGCTGTATCTGCTGCAAACAAAGAATTTCAAACATTGAGTGGAACCACTTTAAATTTGTCCCAAAAGCAGGCTGTTAAAGATTGGTTAGAAGAGGACGGGTTACCAATGCCTAATATGCAGGCAGGTACCATTGATAAGAAATTAAAAGATAAGAAAATATCTGATGACCATAAGCGCATTTTATATCTAATTAAATCTGCAGGTAAAACATCAACTTCTAAATACAAGAAAGCAGTTGAGATAGTCGGTAAAGATGGTTTCATTCATGGTATATTAAAATATCACCGTGCAAGAACAGGACGTTGGGGAGGAGCAGGAATACAGCCTCAAAACTTCGCCAGACCAACTTTACCAAAATGGACGGATTATGAGTATCTTGCTGAGTTAATTGCTGATGAAGATTATGAAGCTATCGAGCAACTCTTCGATGACGTTATGGAGGCTTTGTCTAGCGCGCTCAGATCAATGATTTGCGCAACACCCGGTAATAAACTAATAGCGGCTGACTATGCTCAGATTGAAGCACGTGTCGCGTTCTGGTACGCAGATGAACAAGATCCGTTAGATTTGTTTAACAAAGAAGCTGAGCTACTTAAAGCAGGGAAAATAGAAGAGGCAGAATGGTTTAAAAAAGAAGGAGGGGGAGACATATATAAAGTAATGGCCTCTGACATCTATAGTAAACCAGTAAGTAAGATTACAGATGATGAACGATTTATGGGTAAGCAATGTATCTTAGGCCTAGGTTTCCAGATGGGAGCACCTAAGTTTAAGAAAACTCTGTATGATACTTACGGTGTTATTATCACCAACCAATTTGCAACTGAAACAGTTAATGCTTACCGTAAAAAATATCCTAAGATAAAAAAGATTTGGTCGCAACTCAATGAAGCAGCAATTAATGCTGTGACGAATAAAGGCCATGCTTTTAAAGTTAGTAAGCAAAATATCATTTATAAGTACGAAGACCAATACTTAACGTGTCGCCTACCTTCCGGACGTAAGCTTCATTACTTTCAACCTGAAGTTAAAGTCATTCCTTCACCTTGGCAAAAGAACGAGGTTATGGACCAACTTACTTTCATGGGTATAGATTCGTTCTCTAACAAGTGGAAACGTTTAACAACGTATGGCGGTTCATTATTCGAGAATGTGGTACAGGCAACTGCACGAGACTTAATGTGCTATGGTATGCTTAATGCAGAAGATAACGGGTATCAATCATTGTTTACAGTCCATGATGAAGCCATTACAATGGTTCCTGATGAGCCTAAGTATACTTATCAAGAATATGAACAACTATTAGCAGCAACACCTAACTGGGCAAAAGGCATACCTGTCGTTGCAGAAGGTTGGGAAGGTAAAAGGTACAGAAAATGAGCGATTTTAAACTACCAAATCCAGGTGATACTTTCTTCTATGATGATAAGCGTTATCGTTTTAATAGTCTTATTAGCTATAATGAAAAGACGGGCGTATTCAAATGCCGTGCCCGTTATCTTGTTGAAGAGGTTAATGTAACACTTGTAGTTGACATCACACGTTATGTCGCGGAATCCTGAATCCAAAATAGAAGATGGTTTTGGAGACTGGTTAAAAGAGAGTGACTACAAAGCGTTATATTTAAAACTCATTCTGTTTTCTGGCATAGGATGGCCTGACAGAATGATTTTTTGTCAAGGTAAACTAGTTATAATGGAGTTCAAAACTCCTAAAGGCAAACTCTCACCACAACAAAAACATTGGAAACGATTACTAGAAAGAGTAGGATTCAAAGTCTATGTCCCGACGTCGATTGCGGAAGCGAAAAGGTTTTTCATTAAAGAGATGGAAGCCGCATAATTATCAGCAGACTTGTGTTGCATTAGGTATAACGCATCCACACTATGCTTTCTTTCTAGACCCAGGTCTAGGCAAAACTACAATCATACTTCAGATAGCAAAAATCCTTTTGTTAGCCGGAGACGTCAAATCAATATTAGTTGTTGCACCTCTTAGACCGTGTTATATGGTATGGCCTAAAGAGGTTCGTAAGTGGTCTAACTTTAATGATTTATCCGTAGGAGTTTTACATGGTGGTACGAAAGATAAAGTCTATCAAGAACAACATGACATCTATGTTATTAATCCTGAAGGTCTACCTTGGCTTATGTCCAAACTCAAAGGAAAAAGAAAAAAGAGTTGGCCATTTGATATGCTTGTTGTGGACGAATCGACGAAATTCAAAAACATGTCTAGCAAGCGATTCAAAAACCTTTTCAAGCTTCTTCCTGGGTTCACTAGAAGGTATATACTCACTGGAACACCCATACCAAATGGACTACTGGGTATTCAGGGTCAAATCGGAATTCTTGATGCAGGAAGTTCGCTTGGACGTAAGCAGAAGGGTTTCAGGGAAAAGTACTTTAAACAGATTGGCAGACCAGAATGGAAGAAATTCGTCCCTATTGATGAAGTTCATGAGGACCAGATTTATGCTGAAATTTCGCACATGTGTATACGCATTGCTGCTGATGACTACCTCAAACTTCCAGAGCGAGTTGACAACGACATAATAATAAAACTACCTCCTAAAGCTCAGAAAGCTTATAAACAAATGGAGGAAGAACTTGCTGCAGAAATTTTAGATAAGCAGATAATAGCTTTACAATCTTCATCAGCACGAATCAAATGTCATCAAATAGCTAATGGTTGCGTGTACGAAGACCAAGACCCGTTAGAGAAGCCACTACCATCTCATAAGAGGCCAGTCATCCATGTGCACGATGCTAAGTTAGATGCACTAGAAGACCTACACGAAGAGCTAGACTACAAACCCATATTAATTGGTTACTGGTTTACTCATGACCTTATTCAACTTAAAAAGAGGTTTGGTAAACGTTTAGTCTCTATGGGTAAAGGTACTAGTATTGAAGAGTGTGTTGAGATAGAGAAACGATGGAATGCAGGTAAGATAGAGATGCTTGCAGCTTTCCCTGGAACTGCAGCC